TCCATTATTAGCACCAGCATTTCCAATAAAAGAATTCTGTGCATCTGTAAATAAATTATTAGATTGCGTTCCACTATACTTCTGTGATGGATCTTTATAATAATAACTAAAATAATTAAACCAAAGATCTCTTATTGTGTTACTATGATCATCATGAAATTCTACTGCGACTGGTTGATAATTAACTTTACTCTGTACTATCTTTTTTCTATTATATTGATTATATGTATCAGTGTCAAAAGTGTACTGAGGTAACTGTATATTCTTAACTAATACAGAAACCTTACCACTATCTGATGAACCAAATGATCTATTTAAAAACGGAAGTTGAGTTATATTTAAATTAAAATGTACATGAAATAGAAATTTTTGTTTGGGAGCAAGAGACATGCCCGCCGACGTAAAAGTCTTATGGGCATGTTCATAGTCCTTCAGAAAATCACTTCCAAAAAAACCTTTAAGGAAGTCTTGGCCAAATGCCATGTTATTAACCTGTTACGACTTCGCCAACTTCTCGGGCTACTGCTGTACCTACGCCAGAACCTAGTGGTGTTTGTAATGCATTGTCAAAACGAATTTGTAATTGAATTGTAGCGGGCTCGCTAGAACCATAATTAACATCACCATATTGTACATTCTGTAAATAACAACCATACATTTCCCAAGTTTCTAAAACTACTGGTTCAGTAGCACCGTTGCCACCATCTAACATTTCACAACGAGTTAAGAATTTATAGTCTATGCCAGCTGAAGCTGAAACCTGTTCCATAAAATCTAATTGTCTTTGTAATTGTTCACCAACTAGTCTAGTTACATTTCCGCCAGCATCATCACGTAAATTAACCGTGACCATTTCCCAGGTATGTTTTCCTGCCATATACATTCTTGAATTATAAAGTTCTATGGCAATATCTTCAAAACCTACTGTTGGTCTGGTGAAATCTATTATTTGTTTTGTTAATTCTGTACGAGGTGTGCTAACACCAAAATTATCAAATACCACCCTAAAGCGATATTTAAGTTTAGGCATTAACAAGCCTTGAGAATTTGCACTTTGGTCACTAGCCAAAGGTACCGTCATTCTTGATAAAGATGAAACAGACATTATTATATTCTCCTTAAAAATTCTCTTTCTTTTAGTTATTTATCCAAATCTCATCTGAAAAATTTAGGCAAAATAAATGTTCTTTTTAATCCAAAATAAAAGGGCTACGAATAGCCCTTTTATTGATTTTACTACTATATTATAGAAGACCGGCGTCGATGTCACCTGTATTCTTTATACGAACTGGAATATAGATAAATTCAACCGATTTAACTGGTTCTATTGCTATATCCACATAAAGTTCGTTTCTATCAATTCGTGCATTTGTGTTATTTGTTTCATCGCAAACAACAAGGTAATCATATAAACCACGTTTTGCAACTATATCATTCAATAATTGCTCAACGCTATTCTTGACTTCGTCTCTTGTTGACTTGTCATTAGGTTCAAAGATATATCCTTTAGCTAACACTTCTAATCTATCACGAAGAAAAGCTACCAATCTAGCAACATTAATACGATCTAATGCACTAGGTGTGGATGCCACTGTTTTGTTACCATAATTAAGAAGACCTGCACCCGGTAAGAAAGTTATTGGATTAACTTTATTTGAGTAACAAGTATCTCTTAATGCCAAGCGTGTTGCTATTGATTCGAATTCGCCATCTGCGGCTTTAATATATCCAATCTTGGTAGCATTATCAATTTGTCCACGACGTTCACCTGCTGGTGCTAGCCATGGATAACCAACTTCATCGTTGCGTACTATTGTACGTAATGCCATATGAGAAGGTGGAACAACTACTGTAGATCCTGATAAATCATTTGTTTGACCTGATGGCCAAAATACTCCACAATAAGCATCTGCTGTTACTAGACCATCTTCAGAGTCTGTAGTTTCAGATTGAGAATTTGTTGCCCAAGCCTGAATATCTGTACTTGAATCTGCTAATCTAAGTGGTGTATCACCAACAATAAATCCTGTATTACTACGATCATTATTAAGTGTGACCATATTTTGGATAAGTTCTGGATATCCTGGACATGCTATTAAATTATACGTTTTCTGTTCTTCACGTATAAGTGTGTTGGAATCTATTCCTGATTTTAATGCGGCTGTAACAATAGCTCTCTGAGCTTTACGACCCATGTAAGCAGAACCATTATTTCTATTACCACTAGCATTGACCCAAGTATCAACATTTGTTGGTAATGAATCAGTTGGGAAATCAGCACTATTAAAATGTGATACTACAAATTTCTTAACACTATATCCACTGCGTCTTGTGTTGAATAACAACATACCTGCAGGATATAATGTTGGATCTGGCTTATCAATATCAAGTGCATCACTAGTTAATAATGCTGTGATAGTAGATATATCGCCTGTAACTGTATCAACATCTGCTGTTGCCCAACGAGCGTCTGCAAACAAAATACCATTTTCTGTAGTTTGGTCTGTTGTATCGATTGCTACCCATTGTAATACACTACTAACTGTTTGCCAACGATAGAGCTTAGGATAATTTTCTAAATCACTAGAATCAACCCAAAGATCACCTTCGACTAATGCAGTAGCATCACTTTGTGTAGTTGGAGCAGATGCCGCTACTTGCGGACCAGCTGGATCAGTATTACTTAAATTATATCCACGTGTATCATTAGTTACATTTTTATAACCTTTCCAAGTAGTACCATCATGTATCATAATATCGGTATCAGTTGATGAATCATACCAATATGTACCTGTTGCTGGATCAATTGATGGAGCCGTTGCTTTTGCTTCATACGTTAAAGCTCTCCAATTAGAAACAATGAATTCTCCAGAAACAGTAGGACCAACTTTAAGTCCAGTTAAAATATCTGATCTTGGAGAACCAAATACTGTTGCTGTTGGAGTTCCGGTTACATCAACAATTTTAATTATACCACCTTGAGAATGTGTAATTGTAACAGCACCCGAAGCGGCTAATGATGCCGAAGCATTAGAAACATTCGCGGCATTAAATGCAGTAACATAATCTGCTAATGTTGTACCAGAAATTGTTGCTGTAACTGCTGTTGACATAGTAGTCGAACCAGCTACACTAGCACTAATTGTGAATGTGTTTGCGTTAACTAAGGTGGCTGAAGTAACATCACTTGTTGTTGTACTAGCACCTGTTGCGACACGTTCCATTAGTTTAACTGTCTGAAAATCGGACTCTGTAAAGTCAAATTGACCGTATAAACTAGCGGCGGCTATGTTTTTGCCACCACCTGTTGCGTCAAGTTCTTTGTTTGCAGTTTCATCATTTTCATAAACTGGAGCGGTTATAGTAGTCCACGCTTTTGTAGTGGAGTTAAATTTCTTAACAACTATATTCACACCGTTGTTAACAGAAGTTGTTTTAAACCAAACAGAACCACTAGGTCTTGGAACTGTATCTGTTGATTTCCAACGTGGAATATCTGTATGTGCCGTTTGTTGTAAATTTGGAGCCGCGGCTGTAGCTGTTGCGGTAATACCAGTAACTGTTAAAATTGTTCCTGTTCCATTTGCAATTTGCCATGTACCGTCACCGGCTGAGTCAGCTGGAGTAACATCACTATCAGCATAAATTTCTAACTTATTATTAACTGCGGCGGCCGTGATACCAGTAATACCAGCATCATTAATGTTTGTTGCCAAAGATGATACAGTTGTTCCTGAAGCTGTAACAGTTGTACCATTAATTACAATAGTATTTCCTGCGACAATAGTTGGACTAGCATTTGAACCTTGTATTGATGGCCATGAATTCTGCCATGCATCAGTGCCCACTTGTACCCAAGCATTATCTCTATTCTTATAATAAATTGGGTTTTGTACATTTGTTGTAACTACTGCATAATCGCCAATAGCGCCTTCAGATGCTTTTGGTACACCACCTGTTAATTTATCTGCGTCATTAATGACTGTTGGAACTTTATTTGTAAAAGTTCCGGTTGTAGCACTCCATTCTTGAATGCCCCATAATGTATTTGCTGTGTCTAACCAATATTTGCCATTTGCAGGATCACCTACTGGTCTGACTAGTGATGCAGAAAGTTGTGATAAATCAACATCGACTCTCTGTATATAAGCACGGTTTGATATACCAAGTACTGAGTAAGCGGCTAACAAACCATATTCGTTTAATTCGTAACCATTAAGTGCAGAGCCACCAGTGGTTGAGTAAAAAGTTGGAGTACCATATAAACTAACAAGTTCTCTCTGACTAGAAACTAGATTAACTTTATTAGCATTAGCCGCGGTTGTCCCTGTGGCTGTTGAGGTACTGTCTGTGCCACTTACCTTATCAGTTGCCGAAGCAACAAGAATAAATGGTACGGAATTAGTTGCGGCGGGTAAGTATTGACTCTCGTCTGAGACCGTTACTTCTACACCTGGTGAAACTAAAGTTGCCATGATTAAAATCCTCTTTTAAATGTTTAATCATATTTATTACAATATGCCAAGAAGTGGTGATTTAAACTGCCTTTGCAAAGGTTTAGTCATAAATACCTTAATGAAAAGGCCGTTATGTCAGGTTTGCAATCGAAATTTGTGTGCAATAAACTACAAAAAGAATAATGTTTATCATTATAGAACCCGTTGTGGAACTTGTATTAACAGAAATCGAAATAAAAAGCCGCCGATACCTCGATGGCAAAGTCAAGGATATAAAAAGAAGAATACTTGCGATCGATGTGGGTTTACATCTCGCTATCATACTCAAATTTTAGTATATCATATCGATGGGAATTTAAACAATACTACATTTCTTAATTTAAGATCTATATGTCTAAATTGTAGTATTACTATTCAACATCAGGAGCAACACTGGCAACCTGGTGATGTTCAACCAGATTATTAATTTGCTGATATAGATAATCCATAGAACCATTATTATCTAATTCATAATTAAAATCTAGTCCAACTGTGGCATATTCAGATTTGTGTATTTGATATAATTTAGTTAATTCACTTTCGTCCTGGCAGGTTTCGTGTGTATTAATACTTTTGGCTAATTCATACCAAGGTGGTTTTTCACCTCTTTCACATCTAATACATATCGCATTATTACGTTTAAGCATTTCAACTTCATTAACAAATCTTACATCTGGGATAACAATATTATCCTTAGATTTTCGTAATTTATTTTCTAAACTTGCAACCCAAATATCATTATGAAACCATTTACGCATTACATCTGTTCCTACATATTGCAATACCCATCGAGGGGTAAGTTTGGGCTGTTCCAAACGTTCTGCCCACCACTCATCAACTTGTTCTCGCCATTCTCTACTATGTCGAGTTTGTCCTTCTAATAATACACGATCCCAACCAAATATATCACTTACCGCATCTTTAAGACTTCCGGCAAAACTTTCTTTACGAAAACCATGAACATTAACTAGATAATCTGCTGTAGTATCTTTTCCTGATCCAATTAAACCAGCTATTCCAATTATCATTTTATACGCTCTACTTTTAAATGTTTAAGAGTTTTTTGCAACAATAAAATTTGTCTTCGACAATCAGCTAATGCATGATGCTCTACTTTTGGCATTACTAAATCTGGGTATAAAGAAAATACTGTCCTACTATCTCTAATATTCCAAAAATCCCATGGAAAATTTATATCATATTCTCTATAAGCATTTTCTAAAATATTCATATCAAATGTAGGACCTTGAGACCAAACGTGATCACTACGCCAAATCAATTTAGCTAACTTTTCTAATGCGACTTTTAAATCTATTCTATCTGCATCACCAAATGCTTCTTCTTTTGCTTCTTTTGGTTGCTTGGCCCACCATTCAAGAGTAGACTCACTTATAATTCTATTAGGTTGAGATTCAGGAGAAATCCTACTATAAAAATGATCAGCTTCTGTATACCCATCAGCAAAAGGATCAAATAATTGTGCGGCTATGGTACTAATATTTGCCTCTGGAACTACTCCTAGAGTTTCAATATCTATCATTAGGGAAATCATAGTTACATACTACAATATTTTTCCCTATTTGTCAAGAATTATTATTTTTTCTTTTTTGGTTTGCTTGGCTTAGACATCTTTCTAGGTTTTGGTTTAGATGGGACTCGCTTCTTTGGACCTTTACTAACCTTCAATCGCTGATTTTTAAATTTATTCAACATTTTAAGAGTCCTTGAAGCTGGGTTAATTCTTTTGGTTTTTTTAGCTCTACGTGCTTGTTGCGTTTTAGTACGGGCTCTTGTTTTTTTCATTTTTTGGGATTTTTTTATATCTTTTGCCTGACCACATGCGGACGCTGAAGGAACAATTCGATTTTTTCTTGCACCGGCTTCACAACGCCACTTCATTACAAGACTATTTCCTTTTCTACTCCAAACTATACCTTCTGGTAAATCTGTTTCTAAATCTTTAATAAACTCTATTGCTCTCATTTAACCAATAACCCAACTTAATGGTTGACTGTGATCCACAAAAGTCTGTAAATCATGAATTAATTGTTCTATTTCAGCACTACCTTCAGCCTTCATTTGTGCTCCATTAAGTGGAGTACCACCTCCAGGACCAGCTATTGTAGCAAACTTTTCACGTGCTTCACCAATAATTTGTTTAGAACTTGCTGTAGTGAAATCACGTATCCATTGTTTAATTGGATTGTCCTGAAGAAGATTAATTTCAGGTCTTAAATTATATGTCCACAATAATACTTTTTCTCCTGATGATTTAGGATCACGTACTAAACTTAATTGTTTTGTAACAGGATTAAATGTATAATTCAAATATCCACCAAACATTCTAGCGGCCAATTCAACATATTGTGTATACATTTCGTATGTTGCTAACCCACCTGCGTAAGAATAATTTAACAAATATACATTCAAAGTAGCTGAACTAAAAGGATCAAAAGAAGAAGAGAAAGGGCCTGTTGCATCACCCATTGTACGTCTAAATACTTGACGCACCGTGTTTACTTCTGTAGGTAACGTATAAGTATTTTGATTCTCTTGTAGCTCTAGTATCGCATACGATTCTTCAAAAGCATTCTGAGCCCTTTGTCTATACGTCGATAATGCACGATCATATGCCACTTCATAGTGTTCGGGATCTAATTCAATATCTACAATTCCATCGCCTAAACGCTTTGCTACGTAATTGAATACTTCTGCTTTTAATTCTGTTAATGTGGCCATATATTTCGCTCCGATTTTAGTATTTATGGCTAAGTCAATTTTAGAGGGTAAGATGTTATGTTGCTTTTAATATGATTAAATTTTTATTAAAACGCCCATTAACACCTATAGGTGTAGTTTTTAATTCATTAAATAATTTACGTTTATCGGGCTTTCCAGCCTTTTTAAATTCCTTAAAAAATTCCTCTGGTTTTCTTAGTGTTTTTTGTTTTGAGTTATTAGAATTATACCCTATTAATGTTGTACCTTTAACTGTAAAGCATCTAGAAAATTTATCTACTACATAATATTGAATTTTTCTATTTTTAGTATTATAAAGCCATAATTCCGAAGCACCAATAATTGTAACTGGTGATACTGATTGTAATTTTAATTCTTCAAATTCTTTTAAATATTTTAAATCACGAACTTTTCTTTCTGGTGTTTGTAATCTTCTTTTTCTTACAACTTTTGATTTTTTATAATGTATATAGCCATCCATTTCTTCTATTGTCATTTGACAATACTTAATAAGATTTTTAAGTTGTGATTTTGTAAGATTATTATAAGACTCAGCCTGTTGTAATATTAAATCTTGTTCTTCTTCATTATATTGTTCTAATTGTTTTTCTGTTGGTGGTTCTAATGCATGAGCAAATTCCTCAATGTATTCATTAAAAATATCTTTAATTAAATTAACATGTTGCGGAAGTACATTAAAATTTGTAAGTATTTCCATAGTATTACCATGT